GTATTTTCACCCTCAAACACATAAGTGTTGAATCTATTAAAAACATCTATGGTAGATGAATCTTTTAGTTGCCAAGTTATGGCCTTTAAAAAGAAAAAACCACCAAGTGTATATGGATTGTATGGATTATTTTCTTGTTCATTCGTTATATGTGTAGAAATTTTTTGATTTTTACCAACACTATTTATGTAATTAACAATTGCTTTTTCATTTTTTGAATAACCGACATCTGTATCTACAATACCAAAAGTTCCCTCATAATCGTCTATTTTCTCTCCAATGCTAGTTGCAAAAACATTATATTCCTTATCATTTTTAATAGTTGGTAATATTAAAACTTTACTATTGGCATGATTGAGATCCTGACCTCGTTCAAAAAGTCTCAAAAAAGGAGTTGTAATGTCTTTATCGTTTTTTATTTTTTCCCATTGAACGACCTCATCACTTAGTAATAACTCACTAACAGCCATATACCAACCTAGTTGAGTTGGATTTATTTTACTGTTAAAATTACTGTGCATAGGAATTTGTAAATTTAAACCCTTTTCACCATTATCGACTATTCTTTTTTTATTTGTAAGATGATCAAAAGTGTAATCATAAACCTTGTACGGAATTTGAGGAAGACCTTTGGTTTCGGATGGTGCACTTAATGTTTCAGCTATTATTTCCTCTGCACTCGAAATCATGTCTGTTAAATGATCAGCATTATTATTACCGAAAGTAGTGTTGGCGCCAGCACTAACAAATACATCCTCTACTAATGTCTCAACAATTTCACCAGCTAACTCTATCTTGAAAAAATTTACTAAATCAGCACTTTTGTCATAGGTAAATTGTTCATACTTTGTTTCGGTGTATGGTCGCATGACTGTGTTGTATGTTGTCTTCCAATTTGAAGTAGATAGACTGTGATTTACACCGACAATTTGAAAATAAACTCTATTTTGGTAATGTTCGGGTAAAAAATTTATTGTAAAATAATCTCCTATATTTAAAAAGTTGTTACCATAAGTCTCTAAAGTTAAATTAATAGGCATTACGGCAGAGATGGAGTGTGTTTTTTTACCGGAAAAATTATTTATTTTCGCATAGATTAATTCAAGCTCTCTTTCAGTATTGGCGGTAAAAACAACTCTATTATCTTTTTGGTCTTCAGCTACATCAGGTTTTGATTTTGGTTTAATTTTTTGTTCATCTTGTAATTTTTTTAATAAATCTTTTTGTTTGTCTTTAAATTCTTTGTATCTATTTTCAACTTTTTTTCTTGCAGGTATAAAAGAATCCTCATCAGTTCCAAAAACATAAATATCTCCCCTCGCTGGTGTAGTTTTATATTTTATAGAACTTTCAGCAAAAAGATTGCTTCTATCCACACTAAGATTTGTTGATATGTCAGGTTTTTCTCCCACGAATGGCAAATGTCTGATTTGATATTTTTGATTAGTAGAACTACTTTTTTGTTCTGATTGTAAAGTATTTAACAAGTTAAATCTCATCAATTCGAACTCATCGTAGAGTTGGGGAACTGACTGATTACCAATAGCAATCATACTTGCTAAACCTGCTTTTGGAGTCTCAAAACTCAAATCAACATTTTGTACCACAGTATTACCACTAGTGATGTCAAAAGTTAAGGTATCTTCTGGCTCTCCCAACTTGATTGGTTGAGCATTGATATCATAAAAACCTAATGATGATTCCGCATCGTTATTTTTTACTAATCTTATGTTAATTATATTACCTGAATCTTCAAATATTTCATCAAATATTTTTTCCAATGCGTCATTTACATTATCAGAAGTCTCAAATGCTTCTATTATTGTGGTGGTTCTTATAAATAATTCTCTTACAGGAATTCTATTTTTACCCTTGTCGTCTTCTGTGTCTTTCCACTCTCTCTTTTCTGTACCATCAACAAGAGATTCTGGTTTATATTTGTTTGATGTTTCACCCTCGTCCCATGTGTCAGGATAAAGAAAACTTAAAATCTTATCTGATTTTCTTGGTGTTTTTTTCATCATTTTAAATAAGTTTTCATCCCATCTAGCATAAGAATTCACACTATTAAATTTTGGTAAGGAATAACTTTTGTCTGGTGCGGTCGTTACACCATCGCCTTCTTGAAATGCTATAAATTTATTTAAAAAATCATCTTCAAATATCGCAATAGACATATACAAAGCTTCTTTTTGCTCCAAAAGTTGGTCATTATTAGCTAAATCTTGATAAAATATACCTGTTTCCTTATAGTATTTTGAAATTAAATTAGAGTTCGGATTGAAATCTACATTAGAATCAAAGAAATTTCTATTAGCCTCTATTCTTTCTTCTCTTGAAACTTGTGTCCAAGAATCGAAATTAGTTAGTTGTTCTTTAACAAAGTTTGCACCGTCTTCAAAACTATTAGCATATTTTAACACCAATAAATCTTCAAGAACATTTGTAAATGTAAATTTCAAATCATTATCATCTGTGATTTTTTTATCAAGTAAATGATAATTAGATGAAACAAATTCTAATGTGCAATCAAATGATGTTTGTTCAGTCATTTTCACATCATACTTAGTAACTTGACCGTGAAATGTAGACATCAACCCTCTTTTTACATCACCCTCTTTATTTCTATTATATATTTTTTCGTAAAAACCATCAAAATCAATTGTCATAGATTCAACGATTGCATTTACATCATATAATTCTAAATTTTTATCAGACCAACCAAAGTCTACAAAAACAGTTGAACCAGGTTTTAAAAAAAATGGTAGGAATATTGTATCAAAATCTTTTTTATTATGAACAATAAATTTGACAGTTGTTTTTCTTAATGCTCCAAGTGAACCAAAAGATTCTGAAGTTATCTCTGTTATACCAGAAGTTGGTTTCAACAATTTATTATCGTTCAACTCTCCAATTGAATTTAACTCACTATAAGATTGAACTGTATTATCATTTATGATGTGAACTATTTTTTCTGAGGCATCTTCAAGTCTTGTATATTTCACACCTCTTCTTTCTAATCTCTCTGATTTAACAGGTGTTTTTTCCACAACAGTCCACATTCTAGCAAAAGGAGTTCTATCCCCTAGATAACTACTATGACCTGGTCTAACATTAACATTAAAAGGAACACTTAATGATTCATTAGGTCCTATGGTGCTAAAACTACCCCCTTCCAAATCTTTGAAATATTTTATGATTTTTGGATCTACATTTGAACCAAAGACTCTTTTTGATAAGTCCATTTTATTTTAATTTTGCTTGTTCAATTGAAACCGGCACCCTCAACTGAGTTCCGGCCTCAATGTTATTGGATTTTAAATTATTTACTGAAGCTATATACCACCAAAATTCTGGTGTACCATAGTATTGTTGTGATATCAAATCACATCGGTCACCTTCTGTTGCTATAAGAAGTATGTCTGAATTTTTATCTTCATGTTTAGGAAGATAAGATGTCCCTATAGATGTAACATTTTTATTATTAATTCTTGATATGTTATCGTATCTACTCATTTTATGCAAAAGGATTCAATGATTGTTCATTATCTTCATTGGTTGATGTTCTGTAAAATTTACTTGTCAATGATGGTGGTTTTTTGTGTAAAATCTGATAAGATATTGCAATATCAAATAATCTTGGTAATGCCTCTAGTGCATCCCAATCACCAGTTTCATTAACAGTATATGTGATTGATTTTATAAATCCAAATTGACCACCGCTTTTACTA